CTATGCCTTGTGTACCACTTTTGTACCAATCGCGAGCCGATCAAGCTTATCGAGTTCGGCCCTGTCGGCATCAGAGTTCATCCACTTCGCATAGGTGGACAGTAGCATTTGTACGCTATGACCGAGCTGATTCGCAATGAACGCCGGATTCATCCCCGCCATTAGGCACATGGTCGCATAGGTGTGCCGAGTGTCGTACTGCCGGCGGCGCCTGATCTTGAGCTTCGCCAGGGCCTTGAGCAGATAGTCTCTCGTTGTGCTGTCGGACTTGATGTATGAATCTCCGTCTGCTGGCGCAAACACATACTCGCTACGCATCTTCGTCAGTCGCTCGGCAACCCTGAGCGCATGCATTGCCCTGCTGTTCAACAGCACCGTCCGCTCTTCCTTGGTCTTCACGCGCTCAAAGACCTTGCCCTTCACCCGACCCCGCCACACATGGGCAGTTTGCTTGCCCATATCAACATCTACCCATCTCAGCGCCGCCTGTTCTGCCGGCCGCATCCCCGTGAAGAAGGCAAACTCGAACCATGCAGCGTAGATTTCGGTCAGCCCGCGACAGGTTTCGTAGAGGTACCCGATGATCCGTTCGGCGTCGTCGCGCTCGTATGGATCTACCTGCTTTTTCGCGAGACGCGGCCGAGCAATCGATGCGCACGGATTGCGATTGATCAAGCCGTCCGCCAGCGCCGATTTGAAGATGCTCGAAAGCTTGTCGACAGCGTTACGGCGCACACCAGCGGAACTCCATTCGGTATTGGCGACAATGCGGCGAACATCGGCGGCCGACACAAGATCAATCCTCGCCTCGGCGAGATGTGGCATCCAGTAGCGGTTGAGCGTGCCCCTGTAGTTGCTGCGTGTTGTCTCGACGATTTCCCTGCTGTCGAGCCAGATTTGGGCGTACTCGCCGAAGGTAGGAATCGACGCACTTTTGACGTAAGAAGAGTCCGGGAAGAGCTCCGCGTACTTCTCTTCGGTCATCACTCCCAGCCTGATCAGTTGGACTACCTGAGTTCTGAGACGATCGGCCTCGGCGATCCCTTTCGCTGTCGGGGGATATGCAAGCGTCTCGCAGCGTCGGGTGTTCCAGGTGAACCGGATGCGGACGTACTTCCCTTGGACGACTTCAATACCGGTCGGCAGGGTGCGCGGCTTTCTGCCCATTCGTTGTACCTCGAAATGTAGTAGTAGATTCGGCCGTTCTCTTTGGCCCAGACCCAACGCGGGATCAGGCCCTGGTAGCGCTGGTGTTCCAGAGACTTCGGGGAGCAGCCGATCAGGCTAGCCATGACGGGCTCCATTACGCGGTCGACCGGGTGCTCGATCTTCTTGGCGGTTTCCATTGGCAATACCTCCCCGTCCTGCTGGCGCTGGTCGGGAAAATGGTTTTCGGGGAATGGCAGCCTATCGGCTACCGTGCGGCTAGAACGAGCAGCCCCATTGCAGGGCTGCGAATGCTGGCGCTAGCTCGATCACTGCGTGTAGCGCGATCAGGCTGGCGCCAATGACGGCTGCTGCCGCCATGCGGGAGAGAGCTTTCTTCATGGTGGCTCCGGATCAGTCGCCCGCGGCCTTCGAGATCAGGTGCATGAGCATTTCGCGCAGTTGCTCGCGCTCGAGCACCTGGCCGGTCTTTGCGTACTCATCGGCCTGACGCAGGATCGCGTCGATCTCAATCTCGAACATCGGCGAAAGCACGTCTGGCTCACACTGTTCGAGCAGCAACTGGATTGCGCGAGTCGGGTGCGCCATCGCTACGCCGAGCCAGTTGTAAGCTGACGCGGTGCGGTAGTACTTCAGGCCAGCCAGTTCATGCCGGCGCGGCGGGCGGAATTGTGGGGGCTGGTAGGGCATATGCAATCCGGGTAGTGGGTAGCCCATTATCCGAATTGCTGTATATGCGTACAGTGGTTGGCGATGGGTGGCTATGCCTGCTCCGGAAGGTACTGAAGCGCCCAGGTCGGGTGGAACCTCCTTGGCCTGCTTTCGCCGTCTAGCTTGATCATGAGGCGGGCGCCCTTTGCGCTTGTTATCGTCCCGTGCTCCTCGGTGCCGCGACCTCGGTAGATGACCTTTCCGCCTCGCTTGCAGGGAACGTTGTAGGCCATTCGAATGAACTCCATGCTCATGGCTCCTCTCCCGCCTGCTCGCTCAGCAGGGCGCGGAGTTCGTTGCGAGCTACGACGTAATCAGCATGCGAAAGCAGTGGCTCACACAGCCTGCGCAACAGCCCCTCGCTGACCGTCAGGCCGTTGTGGCGAGGAGCGGCTTCAATCGCAGCAGCCCACAGCCATTCAAACTGTGCGCCGTGATGACAGCCACCGGCATAGGCCTTGTCGTCCTCCTTGTTGATGGCAATGAACATCTCCCGCGTTGGCTCAACCGGCACAAGCGCGTACCCATCCGGCACAACCACCACCCTTGCGCGCAGTTCCGCTAGTTCAGCGCGAAGTTCCTCGATCTCCATCTCCATTCCGCCGCATTGCTGGCGCGCAGCATCTCCCTTTGCTGCTGCGTCCTCAGCCATGGTTAGCTTGGCAGCTAGGGCGTCGTAGTCGGAGGCTAGGACGGCCTCATACCCCATTACTGCCTGCTCGCCCTGGATCAAAGAACGCATGCTCGGCACGTCGAAACGCTTCACCTCACTCATGACCTACCTCCTTGCTGACCGACTTGTTCCAGGCATCTACCAGGCCCTCGCCGGTGAATGCCTGAACTGAGTGGTTGCACTTCGGGCAGTGCAAAGATAGGTATCCCTCTTTATGCCTGATCCCAGCCAGGGATCCGTCGTAGCCACATTTGCAGGGTTTCAACGTATCCATCACACCCCCTCCTTGCCGGGCGCGGCGGCGAGTATGGAAAGCAGTTGGCGCTCAGCCGTGATTCTGGTGTCGTGGTCCTTGTCGCTCATCATGTTGAGAAGCGGCTCAATCGGCACCAGCATCCACCCCTCCGGCACGCTGTGCTGAGCCTGGGCTACAGGGGCTTTATCAGCGCGAACGCGCAGCTCCTTGGCGACTGCGGACAGCGTGACCCAGCCCGGCGACGGGCTCTTGGCGCGCTCGGCGAAGTAGTCGGCTGCGGCGAGCAGCGCAGGAGTCCCGCAAGCCTCCATCTCCTCGACCCTGGCCTGGGCGGCGTTGCACTCTGCGCGCAGGCGGGCGACGGAATCAGCCAACAGGCGGATAGCTCCAGCATGCGCCCCGACGATGCGCTCATGCTGGGCGACGGTCATCACTGGCTCGTATGGGCTTCCCTCATAGTTCGACCAGATGAAGGCATCGCCGGTGCTTGGATAGTTTCGGTCGAAGTACGCCACAACCTCCGGCCGCTCCGCCTCTGCCTGCTCGGACTGCAACGGGGATGGTTGCGCAGTGGTTGGCTCCTCATCCAACAAGACGCCGCCTTCTTCGGGATACTCAGCGCAGAAGGCGTATAGGCCTGCTTCGAGGAAATCGGCATCCTGCTGGCGCCACTCGATGCAGGCCTCGCTTTCCAGTTGCTCGGCAGTGCCATCCGGCGCAATGAAGTCCAGGGCGGCGCGCAACTGGTATCCGTTGATCAAGAGACTCGAGCGCACTGGGGAGGGTTGCGCCAGGGCGGCGCGGGCTTGCCAGCCAGTCCATCCGCCGTCATCGAATGGGGTTCCGTAGGCGTCCTGGTCGTAATCAGCACGACATACCGGCCTACCCATTGCAGCAAAAGCAGCCTCAAACGCCGCGCGCTCATCCCCGCCTGCCTGCTCTACCGCAGGATGTTTCGGGCACGGCCAGCGCAGAGACCCGTCCCCGGAAGGGCAGGTGCAAATCTTTGATTCGGTCATGGGAGCTTTCTCCAGGCCTCGGTTTCGAGGTCAGAAACGGTTATCAGTCGGCGCCGGCGTTCGATGTTTTCGAGTTGCAGGACATCGCCCAGGCTGTCGATGACGACCCAGTGAATGCCTGTTGGGAGGTGGATATATCGGGCTGGCGCGGGGGAACAGAGGGCGTTTATGCGGCGGACTGCGGGGCTTTCGTCGAATGGCATGATGGGCAGGCTCCGTAAGGTGGTGCCGTGTAGCAGTGCTCACCGCTGGCGCCCTGGTCTGCGTCGTTTGCGATCTCGTTCAGTTGTCGCGCGAGCTGTCGCAGTTGAGCGGATGAGAGCAGGGCGCCGAGGCGTGGGAGGCCGTTGACCTCGGCCAGGCGCTGGCCATCCTCGCCGTCGATGAACATGGCGGTCAGGTTGAGAGGTTCCATGGGGTTCCTCGCTATGAAGTAGCTTCGAGGTACGCGGCTATGAACTGCGTCGCCGCTTCAGCGTTGAGGGCGTTTCCGATGGCATGCAGAGCACCCATTCGACCGGAATAGCCATGGTCCAGGCTGCGAACGATGGGCTGAGGCCAACGATCTCCCGGCTGTAGCGGAGAGTCTGCGATAGCGCGCAGATCCGCTTCGCCACGCCATCTCCGCGGTCCAGCCTGGCAAGGACTTCTGCGCGACTGCTGTCCTTGTGCTCCCTCGCCGAGATGCTTGGCAGCAAAGTAGACCCGCTTCCTGAGGATCGGCTCCCCACATGAGGCAGCTGCAAAATGTATCGCCCCAGCGGCGTATCCAGTTTCTTCAAGGTCACCCAGGACGAGATCAAACCAGCCATGGTCAAGCGCTTCAGGAGACTGTTCGCCAAACAACTCTGCAGGGCGCCGCTCTCTGATGAGATGGCTCCATGACGGCCAGAGGTGTCGTGGATCAGCAAACCCAAGTCTCTTGCCTGCCTTGGAGTAAGGTTGGCAAGGACAGGAACCGGTCCAAACAGGTCGATCATCCGGCCATCCGGCCCGCCGAAGGGCGAGCGACCAGACGCCGATTCCTGCGAAGAAGTGGCATTGTGTGTAGTGCTTGAGGTCATCTGGATGAACATCCTCGATCGATCTTTCGTCGACGTCGCCAGGTGCTATGTGACCGGCGGCGATCAGGTTTCGCAGCCACTGAGCGGCATATGGGTCGATTTCGTTGTAGTAGGCGCCTGACATGGCGTTTCCTCGGGAGGCCGGCACCGGATGCAGTTGCATTGCCCGATGCGCTGGCCTGTTGTGCGGCAGTAGATGGGGCGGTTCACGGCGTCACCCGCTTGAACTCGAGGACCCAGACCCAAGGGTTCGCATCCCAATCGCCGCCGGTGGATTCCCACAGGCGCGCGAAAACGTCGACTAGGCTGTCGCCCGAGTGCATTTCGCTGTGCGAGACCCCCTCCGCCAGCGCGCCTGGGTCGCTGAGGTCATGCAGCCGCTCGACGCGAACAGCGGTGATCTCCAGCAGGATGCGGGAGGCCCAGCGGGGCATGTGGATACTTGGCTTCCATTTGCAGTGGAAGTAGCCGTCGGGATCGACGTATTCGTTGTCGTCGCCGCTGGCGCGATAGGCGCAGTGCCCTGGGTTCTGGAACTTCGTCATGTCCTTCCACCATGACTGGTTGGCGGCCTGTTCCTCATCGGAAATCAGCGGCCCCTGCCATGCTTCCCGCACCCACAGCCGGTCGCCTGGCTGGCCGTAAGGGCAGGCAGCCTCTGCCAGCCCACACCAACAGCCCTCGCCATTCTGAAGCTCTCGCTCAACATGAAGCATCGACTGGTGGACCTTGCACGGCCAATGGTGGCCGCCGCTTTTGCTGGGCATGGGTTGCGGCTTCATCACTCGCCGCGTGACTGTCTTGCGCCCGTCCAGGATGGCGCGGACCATCTGTTCGTTGAACAGGATTGGCCGCTCCCGCGGCTTTTCTGCGGACATAGGGAATACCTCTCGCTTGCTGGCGCTGATCAGTTGGAAAGGGCTTGCTTGGCGATCTGGAGCACGTCCATCCCGATGCCTCCGGTAGAGACGTCGGTGAGCGCTGCGATCTGCTCGAGGGCTTTACGTGCGGTTGCCAGTTGATCCTCGGGGGACTGGTACGCCGGCATTCCGGCCAGGCGCCGGCACACGAACGGATCGTTGTCGCTTGGTATCGAGCAGCAGGTGAATTGGATTGCCCGGCACTTGCAGACGAAATCAGGCTCCGGGATGGCCTCGGCGTCGACGACGTGCATGCCGAGTATGATTGCCAGGTTGCGCTCGATGTTCGCGCCGCGGGACCGCTCCCACCCAGGGAGCAACGCGAGAATGTCGCAGTCCATGAGTCGCTTGATCCCGTCGCGCATGAATGTCTCCCACGGCGATCCGCGGTACACCATGTTGACCGCTGGGTTCTCGACGATATAACCGAGGGTGCGGATCCGCTTCTCCTCGGCGTTGAACGCGGGGTAGTTGAAATCAGGAAGGCCCGTCATCGGACCCGCGAGATATACACGTGGCATCATGCGACGGACTCCTTCTGATCGTGGAGTAGATCAAGTTGAGCGGCCCCTTCCAGCCAAGCCGTATCCAATCGGTTTCTAGCGATGGCGGCGTACTCCGGGTTGAGTTCGATGAGCACCGACCGGCGACCTTCCTGCATGGCGACGAGGGCGGTGGTGCCGGCGCCGCCGAAGGGATCAAGGACCAGGCCTCCCCGCGGCGCGCCGGCGAGTACGCATGGTCGGATCAGGTCGGGCGGGAAAGTAGCGAAGTGCGCACCCTTGAAACCGGCTGTGGGCACGGTCCAGACGCTGCGCTTGTTCCGCGTGGCGCTGTAGTCGATGTCGGGGCGGTCGGGCCGGTGCTGTGCTTTCATGGGTTCGGCGATGGCATCTTGGTCGAAGTGATATCGAGGCGACTTGCTGAGCAGGAATAGGTACTCGTGCGCCTTAGTGCAGCGGTCTCGCACGCTCTCCGGCATCGGGTTCGGCTTGTGCCAGATGATGTCCTGGCGCAGGTGCCAACCGTCATCCTGAAGAGCGAATGCCAGGCGCCATGGAATGCCAATCAGGTCTTTGGGCTTGATGCCATGGTCGCGAAGGTCGGGTCGGAAATTTCCCCACTGCTCGGGGTTCTCTTTGCTTCCCTTGGGCTGCGGAGCGTTTCGGGTACCGGGCGCAGTGCTGGCATAGCTGTCGCCGATGTTCAGCCAGAGGGTGCCATCGTCGCGCAGCACGCGGCGGACCTCGCGGAAAACGTCCACCAGGCGCGCCACGAACTCGGTTGGCGTCTGCTCCAGGCCGATCTGGCTGGCCATGCCGTAGTCGCGCAGGCCGAAATAGGGCGGGCTGGTTATGCAGCAGTGAAACGATTGGTCTGGCATTGCCCGGAGAGCGTCCAGGCAATCCCCGACCCGAATCTCATGCGATAGGGTCATATTTAGTCTCAAGACGAGTAGAGCCGCGCCGGCCGGTGGCTAGCGTCGGTGATCTGGTGGTGGGTTACTGTTCGTCGTCGGCTACGGAGAGTCCGGCGGCGAGTAGTTGTCGCGACACGTTTTCGCTGGGTGTGTATTCGTGTCGCGACACGACGAGAAGAGGCAGGAGATCGGCAGCGGGCAGGGCTGAGGCGTTGAGTAGCAGCGTCGAGAACGCTTCTCGCCAGTCCTCGAAATCGCCGACCGCCTGCAGGCGCTCGAACGCGGCGTCGATCGCCGGCGGGGAGGGCAGCTTGCGCTCGGGGATGCCTGCCTCGCGCTGTCGCTGACGCTTCTCCCGCTGGCGCTGGGCGTTGGTCTTGGCCATCAGGCCACCTTCTTCGCCTTGAGCCCCAGGAAGTCGGGAAGGCCGTCGTATCGTTCTTCGTGATCAGCGCGGCGCGGCATCACCCCGGCGAAGAAGTTTTTCAGGTGCTCATGGTCAGGGAATGTGCAGCGGATCAGAGAGTTCGGATCTGCCTGTCGCAGTACGAGGTTCGGTGCGCTGCCCCGGTTGAATATCCTCACGACCTTCTCGAACGTTCCCAGGTACGCAGGATCTACCGCGGTGATCGGCGACCCCATCCCCTGAGCCGGAATCGGTCGGCGCCAGTCCGGGTACTTTCCGTCGACAAGTTCGAGCTGCGCGCTGATCAGAGTGCCAGGATCGAACGGCGCGAACTGTTTCACGTCATCGGGAGCGGGCCAGTAGGAATCGGAGATCACCCCTGCGCGTTCGTAGATGAACGCCGTGCCAGCGTTGCGTTTCTTCAGGCCAGCGACCAGCGCCTTGCTCGGGCTGATGATGATCTTATTGCTGGCCCAACCGTCAGGGTCGTGCATGACTCCGATGTGGTGGCCGTTCGTTGCGATCAGCAGCACGCCTCCCAGCGACGCCGGTTCGATACTGATACCGTTGAGGTAGTAGCGGACATCGTTATGCGCCATGAACAGCGACACGGCGGCGAGGTAGTGGGCCTTTGCCCTGGCGAATAGTTCCATAGGGTATCTCCGGTCAGAAGATGTAGGAGTGTTGGCGGCTGGCGCTTGAGCGGTAGGAGACCGTTCGAGGCTTCGCCTCTTGAACTGCTGGCGCGGCGGCGGACGGCGGCGTCCTGGGTGGCTGTTGCCGAACAGCCGCGGGGAGCACGAACACAAGCACGATGAAGCCCAGGGCCGCACCGATGCCTCCGGTTCGAATTGCTCGACGCCTGGTCACTTGGCGGCCTGCTTGCGCTTCAATTGCTCTGCATAGGCGCATGCTTCGTTGTGGTTCCGGCGGAATCCGCGCACCTTGCCGGTGGCCGTTTCGACGATGTGGAAGAAACCGCGCCCCTGAGGCACGACCTGGTAGGGTTCCTCCACCGCAGGAGCCATGAGCCGCTGAGCGAACGCCATGCGGGCGAGGGCGGTCTGGGATAGCAGGCCGGCGAGAACTTCGGTTTGTTCCTGATGCTTGAGCATTGTGGTTCTCCTACGCGTTGATAGTGATTTCTTCGATCCGGCGAACGGTGCGGGCTTCGGCGAGTCGTCGCTCGTTGCTCGGCCTGCGATTCCGGTTCATATGGTCGTCATCGATTAGCGGGTGGCCGGCGACGAGGAATGCGAGCACGAAGACGGCCGGCGAGATGATTCCGCGCCGGAACGCCTCAAGCACCAGTCCGCGCACGCTGCGCACGCCGAGCTTGAATTTCGCGTCGTCGAGACGTTTCTCGACAGTCCCAGGGGCGATACCCATGCGCCGCGCGACTTCCTTTGCGGTCAGTTCGCTGGCGCTCCAGGCCGTGGCTTCGAGTTCACGCGGCGCGAGACCGAGGCCCTGGCGGCCGATCCATCCGCCGCAGTTGATGGTTGCGTGCATGGTTGATTCCTTGGCTGCATGGGTCAGCACTCGGCGGCGCGATTGTTTGCCGATGGGCATCGCGGGGAGTGCTCGCGCATGAAGTCGAGAGAGGGGTGAAGCGGGGCGCCCACCGCCCCGCCTCTACTTACAAACCGCCTTATGGTTTGAAGCATTTTGGGCGGGACGCCTGGAGCCCGAACTCCGGACGCCCCGCGGGTACATCGTTCTCGGCCTGCTGGCGCCGAGGCGCCCAGGTCAGGATCGGCGCTGGCGCTATCGAGCGCGCGCAGCGGTTCGGGCCGCTGGTCGTGAAGCACCAGGCCGATGAGGAATGGAAGGATGAACATGGCTTACCCCTGGAGGGACTCTTTCGCCTGAGCGACGAGATCCATCAACCGCTCTACCCATGCCGAGCGAGTGGTGAGGGTGATCGATTCCGGGCCTTCGGCCAGGCCTGCGCGGAGTGCCGTAGGGAAGGCATCGACGATATCGGTAGTGACCTTCAGCAGATCATCGAGAATGGCGCGCGGCACGGTCGGCTCGGCTACCGCTCTGAGGGTGACCTTTGTCCCTCCCGCTGCGATCACCTTCGCGAGCTGCTGGCCGAGCACCTGTCCGGCCTTCTCGCCGTGCTTCCTGACGATCCGCGCGGCGGTGGTGGCCGCTACCGCGCCGGAGCTGATCAACTGCTGCACATCGGTATTCGCGTTGCCTACGACCAACACCTGGTCGACGTGCTGCCGGGTCTTCCCCATCTTCTGGGCGATCTGTTCGACGGTCCATCCGAACGCAATGAGCCGCTTGTAGCCGTGTGCGAGCTCAAGAGGGGACAGCTTGCGCCCCTCCTGGGAAGTGATCACGCGGAGCACGCGCTCAGCGTCGTTACCGCCGAACGCAACGATGGGCACCCAGAACTCGCCGTTCGGGTCACGTGGCAGCCGGCCCTCGGCGTCAAGCTTCAGGTAAGCGCGCCGGCGGCGGTGCCCGTCGACAACCCACATGCCGCCTTCTTCGCGGGGCCGCACTTCAAGGGCCGGAACGATGCCGCCCTGGTGCAGGTAGTCGGCCAGATCCGCGATGCTCTGCTCGAGGTCTTCGCCCTCGGCGCGCAGGTTGAAGCCGGGTTCTTCGTGAAGGTCTTCGAGGCGAGCCTTCATCGCATCCGCGCGCTTCAGGTCGCCGTCCTTGATCATCTGCTTGAACGATTTTGCGCCCATCTTTATTTGCTCCCTATACTTGGTCCACGCCGTTAATATCTTGTGCGGTATATGTACAGATTTGGAGGGTAAGGAGTTGGAGTTACTTTCTTTTTTTCTTCAATTAGCTACTTTATCTGTGCTGGCATGGCTTCTTCTTTTTCCGAAAAGATATATAGGTGAGAAAGGCAAGAACTTAGCAACAAAGGAAGATATTGGTGAGATAACTAACGAAATAGAAAAGGTGAAAAATCAATATTCCGCAGACCTAGAGGGGTTGAAGGCTGGTCTTTCGCATAGGGCGAAATATTATGCTTATAGATACGAGCGGGAATTTCAGGTTCTAGAAGAGTTGACCTCTCTGTTGGTTGATGTTCGGGACTCGGTTGTATCCCTTAGGCCCATGCTGGACTCTCGTCCATCCGGGAAAAGTGACAGCGAGATAAAAGAAGAGAGGTTGAGGCGTTACTTTGATGCAAGGCGTAATCTATATGACTTGAGGGAGAAGAAATGCCCGTTTTTTCCAAGGGAGATATACGACTGTATCTGTGATTTAGATAAAATATCTCGGGAGGAGGCCTTGGATTATCATATGAAAGATCCGTTCGATGATGATGAGCCGAAAGCTTTCTTGAAGTATTGGAATGATGCAGAAGAAAATCGAGAGGCGGTTGAAGCCTGCTCTAATAAGGCTATCGAGCTTATTCGTGAGCGTATAACAAATTGGGATAGTATTTAAGCGATGATTGCTTGCGGTGCTGAAGCAGTGCTGTCTGTGGGTATTTAAATTTGAATTTGAAAAGTTAAATTCGAATTTATAAAAATGTTGATGGTTTAAATTCAGCTTCCTAGCATGGAGTCTCCATACAGAAGGAGGCATAAATATGGCTAGCTCTCTTGCTCCACGTCAGGTGATTCGTGATGGACAGTTCATCACCTCGCCGAATGGGAAATACAAATTGGTCATGCAAGCGGATGGCAACTTGGTCCTTTACGAGGATGGAACCAAGCCTATCTGGAATACAACGCCGGTAGGGCCGGGTGCGAAGGCGGTAATGGAGTTTAACCTTAACCTTTACAATAAGGCTGGACAGATGGCTTGGTCCAGCAATGTTCGGACTCCATACCTATTCGAATCGTTCAAAGATAGAGCTTATCTGGTTTTGCAGGACGATGGAGATTTTGGGATATTTCTTGATCAGGCGAACTGGGCATCTCTGGTTCTGTCTGAGCCGGAGGTTGGTGTCAAGGAGAAGTTGATTCCTACCGGTACTGTCATGGGGCCGGGCACTGAATATGTAAATGGAAACTACCGCCTGGTGTTCCAAGATGATGGTAACTTGGTTATATACAGGATTAATCCTCTCGCCGTGGTTTGGGCTACTTACACAATGGGAGCTGATAAAGCAGTTGTGCAGGAGGATGGGAATTTTGTAATTTACAAAGGAACCACTGTGCTTTGGCAGACGCGCACTGCAACGGGTGTGCCGGCATATCTGGAGTTCACAGATAGTGGACGGCTCTCCTTGAGCCAACCCAACTTGCAGTGGACACTCAAGCGTGGTTCGTTGTTTGTCCCCCCTAAAGTAATTCCGGGGCAGCACGGACCATTAGATACCACCCCGATTTGGTCTTGGCCCCACGACTATCCATAATCGGCCGTCTTTCTCGTAAACCTGCAGGGTGTTAAGTCATCCTGCAGTCCCACCAGTATTGAGCAGATGGTCCAGGCGAGGTCACCTCGCAATTCTGGAGTCAGCTTCACAATGGGATTACTGACTAGACGGCTCTTAAGCGGCCTGCACGTGCCTTGAGTGTCCTTCCCTCGACGACGAGGAGGAGAAATTCTCCACGGCCTCTGCCGTTGCCGAGGTGGATTGAACCGATTACTACTCCCGGCTTTTCCGGGCCTCTCGGGTTCTTGAGGATCACTGACTGGCCTGGTTGGAATGGGACCATTTTCGTTTCCTTCCGTTGCCTTGGGTACATCCAAAGCAGCCCTGTTTCCAAGGCTGCTCAGTGATGTTCCCTACCGCGTTCGCCTACTGGGCTTCTACAACCCGCGGGTGTTGCTCATAGCTGTCATTCCCCTGACTGCGGCGCCGATTACCGCACGGCACAGCCAGGTTCCTGCCCATTACCGCCGGGGTGGCGGGGCGCATTGCTTTCCGGGTCATTCGCTCGGTTCGGTCTGGTCCTCGTCCGTCGCAGGTTCTTCCTGCGTTGCCCAGGCCCGCATTGCCTGAGCGCGGATCGCCGGTCGCCGGTAGAGGCAATGCGATCTGTTGTTGATTTCTTGCTGTCGGGTTGTGAAAGAGCGGTCGGCTCGGGGGCCTCGGCATCGCTGCCGTGAATCAAATATGTACCATTGGTTCACTTGTGGTCAAGAACCAAAAGTACATATTTTTTTGATAGGCACGAAAAAGCCCGCGCTAGGCGGGCTTGGGGGAGGGGATCAGAGGAGAGACTTTGGAGGCTTCAGATCGATGACCCGTCCGATTACTCGAACATTCTCGGTTACTTGTAAGGGCTTGTAGTCCTTGTTCAACGGCATCAGGTACTCGCGACCTGCGTCCCGCACGTACTGCTTGAAGGTGGTCTCGCGTTGCTTACCTGGCTCATACAGTAGAGCGACATAGAACTTGCCGCTCACCAGATCGAAACCCTCCGGCTGGACGAGAATCCTCGTTCCTTCCGGGAACGAGGGCAGCATCGAGTCGCCATGGACTTCTAGCCAGTATCCGTTCTCGCCGGCCTTTGCTTCGGACTCAATCCACTCCTCGGTATCGCCGGGTTGGAAGTTGTCATGGCTTTCCGCCCAGGCGCCAGCAGCTACCCAACTGATCAATGGATACCCCTTCTTCTTCCTTGAGGGCTGAGCTGTGGGTTGCACGTTGCCATAATCGCCAGCCCGCTCCGCAACCAGGTTGCGCACCGCTTCTTCTGTCCGATTGGACGTCATATATCGGCTGTTCTTATCACCCTGGCCATGCTCAAGCCAGTCGACGCGCACGCCGAACGCATCGGCGATCGACAGCATGGCATCGCGCTCGGGCATGCTCTCCAAATTCATCCATTTGCTGACAGCTTTTGGCGTGCGCTTTGTGATTTTTGCCAGTCGAGCGCCAAGGCCCCACTCCTGAAAGCCAGCATCAGATGCGGCCTCCTTCAGGCGGGCGATGAACGCTGCGCGGATTGTCTGCATGTCTTGAACCATTCGTTCACTTTCTCACGTCCTTGCATGTACTTTCAGTTCCTGCCTAATATGTACCTAATGTTCATATTGGCCGGAGGCCGCATGCGCGAACTCAAGCAGGCCGTCGAGAAAGCCGGCGGCGTAAGTCAGGTGGCTGCGAGCTGCGAGGTAAGTCCTCGAGCCGTTTACAAGTGGCTGGCAAGCGGCCGCCTTCCGCGAACCGACTACACCGGCGAAACGGATTACGCGGAGCGGATCTGTGGGTTGGCAAGAGGGAAGGGTTTCGATCTCTCTCCCGCTGAACTCAGGGCTTCGCCGCGAACTGGCGACCAGGCCGCTTAGCAGAGATTCGAATGCTACTGGCTTGTGCTGGCGCTGGTCAGATCCCTACGACCCCTGTTCAGGCATCCAGTAGAGCAGACAGCAAAAAGCCCGGGGGCAACCGGGCTTTCTGAGGAGGCACCGGAAGGCGGTGCCGAACATCCAACGGAGACGAATATGTCACAAGTTGCAGTCATCCAACAAGGCCCGGTCCTGACGATGAGCAGTCGCGAGATTGCGGATTTGACCGGCAAGAAGCACAAGAACGTCTTGAGGGACATTCGGGAGATGCTGGAGGCGTTGAGGAAGGATGGCTCAGATTTGAGCCATGTCCGGGAAGACCTCGACTCCCGCGGGTACACCGAGAATTTCCACCTCGACCGAGACCTGACCGAGACCCTCATCTCTGGATACAGCGTTCCCCTCCGGTACCGGGTGATTCGGCGACTCCACGAACTGGAGTCCAGCCAGGTTCCGAGCATCCCAACAAACTTGCCAGAGGCACTCAGGCTCGCCGCCGATCAGGCCGAGCAGAACCATGCGTTGAGGCTGGTCATCAGCGAGCAGGCGCCCAAGGTCCAGGCCCTGGAGCGACTCAGCGGTGCAGCAGGAACGATGTGCATCACCGACGCTGCGAAGCACCTCAAGATCAACCCCTCCCGGCTCTTCGACTGGCTCCAGCAGAACCGATGGATCTACCGCCGGAGCGGCTCAGCTCGCTGGATCGGCTATCAGCCGCGAATCCAAGACGGCTGGGTCATGCACAAGGTGACGGTTCTCGGCCGGGACGACCAGGGCGACGAGCGCGCGGCGAGCCAGGTACGCATCACTGCCAAGGGGCTGTCGGTGCTGGCGCGGAAGATCGAGGAGGGCAAGCTGTGATCCTCGGTAGCGTGTCGCGACACGAAATCACGAATCAAGAAAATGTGTCGCCGGAGGTGAGCCAATGAGCACGATCATCATGTCGGCCTGCTGGCCTCTCCAGGGAATGAGTCCCGCGCAGAAGGCGGTCCTCATCAGCTTGGCGGATCAGGCCAACGATCAGGGCGTGTGCTGGCCGGCGGTGGACAGCATAGCGACGCGTTGCTGCCTGTCGAAGCGCGCTGTGCAGCAGGCGATCAAGTGGCTGCGTTCCGTAGGGATTGTGAGCGTCGAGGAGCGCCAGGGCAGGTCGACCATGTACTCGGTGACCCCCGCAGCATATGCACCCCCGCAGGAAATGCACCCCAGCAGCAAATGCACCCGTGCAGGAAATGCACCCACCCCCGCAGATGCTGCACCCCCACCCCCGCAGGAAATGCACCCCACCCCCGCAGATGCTGCACCCAGAACCGTAATAGAACCTACAAGGGAACCGTCAGGAGAACCGTCACCTTTGCCGACCCGTTCCGGGCCGGCGGCTGGCGAAGCGCTGCAGGAGGCTTGCCGGAGTGTGTGGGCAGCGTACCGGGCTGCCTACGAGGCGCGCTGGGGTGTTCAGCCGGTGCGAAACGCCAAGGTCAATTCCCAGGTGAAGCAACTGGTGGCCGCTCTCGGCGCCGAGGCGCCTGCGGTGGCGGCGTTCTTCGTCGGGCTGGATGACAAGTTCCTGGTCGACAGTTGCCATGAGTTCGGGTTGCTGCTGGCCAAGGCTGGCGCTTACCGCACGAAGTGGGCAACAGCCGGTTCCGCGCCGTCGACCGATTGGACTGATCAGGTGCAGCTATGACCCGTAGGCAGTTCGAACCGCAATCGGTCGGTGCTGTGCTGGCGCATGTGAATCAGGGCGCGGGTCTGCGCCCTTTGTCCCAGCCGGCGGTGAAGGTCGATCCCCAGACGAGAGGCGAGGTTGACCGGTTGTTCTTGCGGATCAAGGCGATCTGTCCTGGATGGCGAAGTTCCTGGCCAAGCGAAGAGGTCGAGAGTGCCGCGAAGGCTGAGTGGTTGGCAGAGATCGTCCGGCAACAGGTTACGCGCCGAGAGCAACTGCAGGCCGGGGTAAGAGCGTTGAGCGCGCAGGCCAGGCCGCTTGTTCCGTCTGCTGGCCAGTTTTGCGCCTGGTGCTGGGCTCCCGAGGTCTTCGGCCTACCAACCCTCGATGACGCGTATCGCGAGGCGCTGGCCAACACCCACCCAGCCATGGTCGGAGCCGCGAAATGGAGTTGCCCTGCAGTGTATTGGGCGGCCGCTGGCGCTGGATTCAGCCGGCTGCAGGCTCTGGCCAGAAAGGATGGGCTGGCGGCGCTGGAGGTCTCCTACCGACAGATCATCAAGAAGTTGGCACGCGGGGAGGCGCTCGGAAAGGTTCCGGAGGGAGAGGTCACCCACCAGAAGGCGCGAACCCAATCCGTTGGAATTGCTGCCCTCGAACAGCTTCGAAAACAACTCAAAGGAGGAGATCGCTCATGATGTGGAGCGTACTCAACGACCATCTAATGGTTAGCGATACCCAGCCGCCCTACAAGGTTTGCAAGCTTCTTGTGGCCGGCGAGGCTCACTACCGGGCCAGCGTACAGGGTGAATTCATTTGCACCCCGGTTGCGACTGCGAAGGAGGCGTGCGGTGTTTGCGAACGCCATCACCAGGTCACCTATGCGCAGGAGGTGGCATGACGTTGTCGGCACGGAAGCCCCGGCCGAAGAAGTGCGCAGTATCGACGTGCTGCGCCCGCTTCGTCCCGGTGAAGTCGTTTCAGACGTGGTGCAGCCCTGAGTGCGGCATCGTCATCGCTCGGCAGAAGCAGGAGAAGGAGCGCAAGTCCCTTCAGCAACGCGAGCGGCGCGAGATCGCGGTTCGGAAAGAGAAATTGAAGAGCCGTGCAGACCACTTGAGGGAGGCTCAGGCCGCATTCAACGAGTTCATCCGCTGGCGCGACTGGGACCGCCCCTGCATCAGTTGTGGACGCTTTCATGATGGGCAGTATCACGCCGGTCATTACCGCTCTGTCGGATCCCATCCCGAGTTGAGGTTCGACGAGAACAACGTCCACAAGCAATGCGCCCCGTGCAACAACCACAAGTCGGGGGACGTCGTGAACTACCGGATCAACCTGGTGGCGAAGATCGGCGCTGAGGCTGTAGCGCGACTGGAGGGGCCGCACGATGCCAGGAAGTGGACGGTTGAGGAGATCAAGGCGATCAAGGCCCTCTACCGAGCCAAAGCCAGGGATGCGAAGAGGGCTGCCGCATGAAGAAGCATGGTCCAGATCTGACGACCAAACCACGTGTGCTCGCTCAGTGCCCCGTTTGCCACGGAAAAGGGTACAGCCTTGGGGTATTCCACGAGATCGATTGCGCCGCTTGTGGAGCGGCGGGGTTCGTCGATGGCGTGACGGGGCTGGCGCTGGAGCAGCGGGATGCAGTTGTGCAATTGCGTATGTGGGTAAAGCGGCTGCTGGAAGAGCAGCGCCGTCAGGCGAGCAGGCGCGCGCGAGAAGAGAACAACCAGAGGGGCGCCGGCGGCTCCCACTTCAGAGGCGACTGAAATGAATATCAAGGCGTTGGAATTTCTGATGGAGCAATACGGGCTGTGGGTCTGGTCCGACAATGGCACACCTCGCGGCTCGTCACCCATGCTGGCGCTGATGAAGCGGAACCCTGCGAACGAAAAACGGTTTGCTGCTGTGATCGCCTGCATCAGTGATGATCGGGCGATGCAAGTGGACCGGTTTCTCGCCCGCCTCTACGACGAAGACCCGGATGCCATCCGCAGCCTGATCCTCTACTTCGTCCATGGCATGTCGTATCGAGATATTCAGGACCGGATGGAGATCAGCTACGCGGATGCACGCATGCTTGTTCGAGCGGGCCTGTCGGCTCTGCTGGCATGCTTCGTGATGGAGGAGAAAAAGGCTGCCTGAAGAAATGTACAGGCTGGACGTATTGACAGTGATAATCGCGGCCTGTACCTTTCGTCATACATTGCGGTTTTGCCGCTTAGGCGAACTGCCGCAGAGCGGAACGCCAGAAAAAAAGCCCAGCCTTCGAGCTGGGCTTTTCGCTTCTAGGGATAGGTTCTGGTAGTGGCCGCCTGATGCTAAAGTGTGAGGTAGTTCCTACGGAGAGTCGCTATGAAACGGATCTTCCCCGTTCTCGCTTTAGCAATGGTCGCCTGCTCTTCCCAGGCCGCCACGGTCTTCAAGTGCGTTGGGCCAGACGGAAAAGTCACGTTCACGCAACATAACTGCCCGGAAAATCAGTCTTTGGACGATGTGGTGTCAGCTACGAACCAGCGTCCAAGCGGAACTGGTGCGTCGGCGGTGATGGCGAAGCCTAAGTCGTCGGCAGGGCGCGCCTATCGGGGTGTCGCAAACGCTTCTGGATCTGTCGGTAGTGGCGTGACAGTTGTTGGAGGGTCGGCAGCAAGTGGCACTTGCTCAACCGGCCTATCCGATCGCGACCTACGCAAGGCCAAGGTGCAAGGAAAGGTAGTTCCCGGTATGTCCAGGGAGGATGTGGAGAGCATCTACGGAAAAGTTAACCGGAATGGCAGTACGGCCGGCTCCGGCGCTGTCACATACTGGAACGACAAGTATGTTGATCAGACCACCGTTTCGTTCGACCGAAACGGTTGCGTTCAAGGCTCGTATCAGTCGGGCCACAAAAACTAGTTTCATCCCTCCAATCGGCCCCGCAATCGTGCGGGGCCTTTTGTTTCTACCCTTCTGCAGGTGGCGCATTGCGCTGCGGGGCGCGCGGCCCCCTTGAAAGGCCGTACCTGCATCCATTCCTGGCCCAGCCCTCGCGCTGGGCTTTTTCATTTCCGCCCCGCCGAGGGGATATCGAGACTATGAAAATGCCTGAGAAGGACCCGTCATTCTGGGCCACGGTAGTGCTCGCGCTGCGCGAGCAAGGGCTGGCGATGGGGCTCGCCTTCATCCTTACCTGGCTCCGTACCCAGTACGAGGGGAAGGAGCCGAGCATAGTTCGGCAACTGATCGAAGCCGCTCTTGGCGCGATGCTGGTCATGGTTGTCGGTCTCACCGCCAAGGAGTTTGGCTGGAGTCCTGCCTGGCAGTTTTTTGCCGCCGGCTTCGTTGGTGTCCTCGGGGTAAGCACCGTGCAAAAGCTGGGCGCGCGCTGGGCGGAAAGGAAGGTGGGATGATGAAGATCACCGACGATCAACTCGACCGCGCTACCGGCTGCGGCGCCGCTACTGCATCGACCTGGGTCGAGCACATCAACGGCGCCATGGCTCGGTTTGAGATCAACACGCCCGAGCGCGTGGCGATGTTCCTGGCCCAAGTCGGGCACGAAAGCCAGAGCCTCAAGCGTCTGGTCGAGAACCTGAACCACTCCGCCGAAGGCCTGCTCAAGACCTGGCCGAAGCGGTTCACGCCAGCCGAGGCGAAGCAGTACGCACGCAAGCCCGAGCGCATCGCGAACCGCGTCTACGCAAACCGGATGGGCAACGGGTCGCCGGATACGGGCGACGGGTATCGATACCGGGGACGCGGTCTGATCATGATTACGGGCCACGACAACTACGCCGAAGCCGCCCGAGCCCTGGCGCTGCCACTGGTAGCGCAACCGGAACTGCTGGAGCAACGGACCTGGGCAGCTATTGCCTCGGGGTGGTGGTGGAAGTCGCGGGGTTTAAACGACCTGGCTGACCAAGGCCGATTCGAGCGAATCACGCTGAAGATCAACGGCGGCTGCAACGGTGCTGAGGATCGAGTGGCGCGTCTCGAATGGGCGCGCGCAGCGCTGGCGGGTGCGTGATGAGGTGGGTTCCATGGTTGGTCGTCGCGCTTGTTGCGATGGGGATGATGTGGCGGATGGACCGCTTGAGCCTGCAAGTGACCGCAGAGCGGGAGCGTGCTGACGTCGCGGCGCAGGAGCGTGACCGCAATCAGCAGATGATCGATCTGCAGGCCGGCGTTCTCGCTGAACAGCAACGCCAGCTCGGCCGCGTCGCCGAGATCGAACGGCAAACCCGCCAACTCGGCCAAGCTCTGGAGGTCCAGGGCGCGCGCCACGCTGCGGCGTTACGGGAGTTGAAAGAGAATGACCAGGCTGTTCGCGACTGGCTGCGTGCTGGCATCCCTGCTGGCCTTGGCCGGATGTACGCCCGCCCCGAAACCACTGACCCCAGCGCCTACCGCGCAGCAGGCCAAGTGCCCGCTGACGCCGTGTCGGCTCCCAGGCCGCCCGCCGCTGGCGAACGGTGAGGATGCAACCGCGGCGATCGATGCCGTTGAGGCTGCATTGACAGCGTGCGCGGTGCAGGTGCTGGACTGCATCGAGCGACAGGAGTGAACCATGCCGAGACGACCGGCTAAGCCCTGCGCGTACCCAGGATGCAATGTGCTGATCCGACAGGGCTCGCACTGCGAGAAGCATGCGGTGCTGGCTCAGCAGCAGCGGGAGAAGCACCTGCAGGCAGTTCACGCTCGCTACAACCAGTGTCGGGATGAATCCGATGGGTTCTACAAGACCGAGCGCTGGAAGCGGCTCTCCGCTCGATATCGACGGCTGCACCCGATCTGCGAGGAGTGTGACGAAGCTCCGAGCCAGATCACCGACCACATCAAGGCGCGCAAGACTCACCCCGAGCTGAGCCTGGTCTGGTCGAACCTGCGCGCCCTGTGTCGGGCGTGCCACAACCGCGTAGGCGAGCGCGTTGGACGGATCGAGGACGGTGCGGATCCTGGCGCCCCGAGGATGCCCCGAATTGGTGCATTGAAACGCCCAGGGGAGGGGGGTGGCTGAAAGTTCTGGCGGCCAACCTCCCGAACGACGGGGGGAACCGGATTTACGCGCCCGCGAAATTAAAAAATCAGGAGTTGCCCGATGGCAGGCGTCGCCAGAGTGGCCGGCCGGGGCCGGAAGCCCAAGCCGACAGCCAAGAAGGCGCTCGCCGGAAACCCCGGCAAACGGGCGCTGAACAAGGACGAACCCAAGTTTTCGGATGTGACCGATATCGATGCGCCGGGCCACCTTCGGCCTCGCGCTGCGGAGATGTGGTCGATGATCGTGCCGGAGTTACTCGGTGCGGGCGTGCTGGCCATTACCGACATGCACAACGTCGAGGCGTTCTGCGTCGCGTACGACAAGTGGCGCATGGCTGAGGAGGAAGTGCAGAGCTCGGGAATCACAGTAACGAGTGCTCAAGGCAGCCCGATGAAGAACCCCGCGCTCACCGCCGCCAACGAAGCGATGCGCCAGATGGTGACGTTTGGCTCGCTGCTCGGCCTGGATCCCTCCAGCCGGACCCGGCTCATCGGAGGCAACAAGAAGCCGGAGGCGAATCCCTTCGCTGAACTACTGAGGTAAGCAATGGCAAAGGCCGCCTGCGCTAACGTCGACAAGGCGATGGCTTGGGCGAAGACCGTCCTGAAGGGGAAGGTACCCGCCTGCCTGTATATCCACCAGGCGATCGAGCGGCATTTCTCCGACCTGAAGAAGAGCCGGAGTCGGGACTATCCGTTCTACTTCGACGCCGAAGCCGCTGAGAAGAAGCTGAAGCTGATCCAGCTTCTTCCCCACACGAAGGGGGAATGGGCGCGCCTCCAACTGACAATCTCGCTTGAGGCCTGGCAGTTGTTTGGCCTGGCTGTGACCTTCGGCTGGAAGAAAAAGGCTGATGGCTTTCGCCGGTTCCGTGAAAGCTACTGGGAGGTACCGCGGAAGAACGGCAAGTCGGTGATCGCCGCTGGCACCGGAATCTCGATGTTCGTCGCGGATGGCGAGTTCGGTGCCGAGGTCTACAGCGGCGCTACCACCGAGAAGCAGGCATGGGAAGTTTTCCGGCCCGCGCGGTTGATGGTGAAGCGCTCGGAACTGCTGATCGCCGCCGCCGGCATCGAGGTGAATGCCTCGAACATGAATACCCCCGCCGATGGCGGACGGTTCGAACCGATCATCGGTGACCCTGGTGATGGCTCCTCCCCGTCCTGTTCGCTGATCGACGAGTTCCACGAGCACGACAACTCTGGCCAGTACGACACGATGCTGACCGGCATGGGCGCTCGCCGACAACCGCTGATGTTCATCATCACCACGGCCGGCGCGAACATCGAGGGACCGTGCTACGACAAGCGCCGCCAGGCGATCGAGATGTTGTCGGGCGTGGTGCCGGACGACGAACTGTTCGCTTGGATCTGGACCCTCGACGAGGGGGACGACTGGACGGACCCGAAGAATCTCGCCAAGGCGAACCCGAACATCGGCGTATCGGTTTATCGGGAGTATCTGGAGAGCCAGTTGGCTCGCGCCATCCGCTCGGCGCGGTTCACGAACACCTTCAAGACGAAGCACCTGAACATCTGGGTTTCGGCGAAGACTGGGTTCTTCAACATGGCCTTGTGGAAGGCCTGCGAGGACAAGTCGCTCACGCTGGAGCGGTTCGCTGGAGAGGAGTGTGTCCTGGCCTTCGACCTGGCGCGCAAGCTCGACATGAACAGCATGGCGCGGTTGTTCTGGAGGGATATCGACGGCCGGCGGCACTACTACTGCGTTTCGCCTCGCTTCTGGGTGCCAGAGGATCGGGTCTACGACGAAGACAACAAGCGGATGGCCGAGCGGTTCCAGGCCTGGCTGAACACCGGCCACCTGTACGCCACCGCCGGCGCAGAGGTGGACTACCGCGAGATCCTCGCCGAAGCGCTGGAAGCGAACGAGGCCAACCCCGTTCGCGAGAGTCCGATTGACCCGTTCGGCGCGACTGGCATAAGCCACGAACTGGACGACGAAGGGCTGACCCCAGTGGTCATCACCCAGAACTACACCAACATGAGTTCCCCCATGAAGGAGCTCGAAGCGGCCATCGCCTCAGGCCGGTTCCACCACGACGGCAACCCGATCATGACCTGGTGCATAGGGAATGTGATCGGGAAGTTCCTGCCGGGCAATGACGACGTCGTTCGCCCGATCAAGCAAGGCGAGGACAACAAGATCGACGGTGCTGTGGCGCTGATCATGGCGATCGGGCGTGTCGTTGCGCAGGAGCCGCCGGAAGAAACCCTCTCCGACCACATCGTGAAACACGGTATCAGGAAGCTCTGATGGGAATTTTGAAGAAGCTGGGCCGATGGTTCGGCAAGGGCTCCGACCCGTTGATCATCGATACGCCCGAAAAGCTGGCGCAGGTGCTGGGTGTTGCGTATGAGACGGAGTCGGGGCAGCGGGTCACTACCACCACCGCCATGCAACAGACCGTGGTTTTCAACTGCGTCCGGGTGTTGGCCGAGTCGGTTGGCATGTTGCCTTGCCGGCTCTTCAAACAGACGGAGCGCGAGCGGATTCCGGCCTTGTCCAACCGGCTGTATGACGTGCTCGCAGTGGCGCCGAACGGGTACATGACCGCGCAAGAGTTCTGGGAACTGCTGGTGGTCTGCCTTTGTCTTCGTGGCAACTTCTACGCCTACAAGGTCATGGCGCTCGGCAACGTGGTGGAACTGCTGCCGATCAACCCGGCGGCGGTGAAACCGAAGCTGAAAGATGATTGGACGGTTGAGTATGACGTCACGTTCAAGAGCGGCGTCGAGACCCTTTCCCAGGACGAAATCTGGCACGTCCGCCTGTTCACTCTTGATGGCCTAACGGGGCTGAACCCCATCGCCTATGCCCGCCAGGTCATCGGCCTGAATCAGGCGATGGAAACTCACGCCGCCAAGCTGTTCTCCAACGGCGCGGTGACCTCCGGGGTTCTGAAGACGGACCAAACGTTGAGCGATGAGGCCTTCGAACGCCTGTCCGCGCAGTTCCAGGGCGAGCACATGGGGACGGCCAACGCCTACAAACCCATGATTCTGGAGATGGGGCTTGATTGGAAGCCGATCAGCCTAAGCGCCCAGGACACGCAGTTCATCGAGTCGAGAAAGATGACCGAGGCGCAGTTGTGCGGTCTGTTCCGCGTCCCGCCTCACCTGGTGGCGAACCTCGACAAGATGACGCTGAACAATATCGAGCACATGGGCATGAGCTTCGTGAACTACTCGCTTGTGCCGATCCTCACGCGCATCGAGGCCCGCATCCGAGTCGGGCTGCTGAGCGAGAAGGATGCGAAAACCCACTTCGCCAAGTTCAATGCCGGCGCGCTGATGAGGGGCGACCTCAACGGGCGATACACCTCATACGGCAAGGGGATCCAGTGGGGGATTCTGAGCCCCAACGACTGCCGCGAACTGGAAGACCTCAATCCCCGCCCCGGCGGCGATATCTACCTGACCCCGACCAACATGACCACCAATCCGGAGGCACTCGATGCTGACAAAACAACGCCTTGATGTGCCGCTGACGCTGAAGGCAGTCAGCGATACCGGCGAGTTCGAGGGCTACGGCTCAGTGTTCGGCGTCGTCGACAGCTACGGCGACGTGGTTGTTCGAGGAGCCTTCGAGGCCTCGCTGGCTCGCTGGAAGGAAAAGGGGCGCTTGCCCGCGATGCTTTGGCAGCACGACAGCGCCGAGCCGCTCGGGCCCTACACAGAGATGCGCGAAGACGAAAACGGCTTGTATGTGAAGGGCCGTCTGTTGATCGATGACGACCCCCTCGCGAAGCGCGCTCATGCACACATGAAGGCCGGCAGCCTCTCCGGCCTATCGATCGGCTACATGCTCGATGACTACGAGTACGACAAGGAGAAGGGCATCTGGCTGCTGAAGGCTATCGACCTCTGGGAGGTATCTCTGGTCACTTTCCCGGCCAACGATGAGGCCCGTATCTCCGATGTGAAAACCCTGCTGGCGCGCGGCGAGACGCCGCCGCCGAGCAAAGTGGAGCGAGCCCTGCGCGAGGTTGGGTTCTCTGGCTCCCAGGCCAAGGCCTTCATGGCCAAAGGCTACAGCGCTGCTTGCCCGCGTGATGCGGATGCTGGCGCCGCGCTCGACTCCCTGAAATCCCTGATTAATCGCATGTGAGGAGAACCCCATGCCCGCTGATATCCAAGATGTAAAACAGGTTGCCGAAGAACTCGGCGCCAAGTTCGACGAGTTCAAGCAGAAGAACGACAAGCGCGTCGAGGCCCTGGAGGCAGAGAAAGGCAAGCTGGTCGAGCAGGTCGAAACCCTCAACGAGAAGTTGGGCCAGTTGGACGACATGAAGTCGGCGCTGGAGAAGGAGTTGGCCGGGATGAAGCGCCCGGATGGCACCGGCACCAAGGCCGCGAGCGAGCACAAGGCCGCCTTCATGCAGTTCGTGCGCAAGGGCATTGATACCGGTCTGGGTGAACTGCAGGCCAAGGCGTTGCAGATCGGCGTCGATGCGGATGGTGGCTACGCTGTCCCGGAGGAACTCGACCGCAACATCATCGAGCTGCTGCGCGACGAGTCGCCGATGCGCCAGGTGTGCAACCAGATCACCGTCGGCACCCCGGACTACAAGCGTCTGGTAAACCTGGGCGGCGCCGGCTCCGGCTGGGTCGGCGAAACTGCACCACGCCCGGAAACCAGTACCCCGACCCTGGCGCAGATCAACGCCGTCATGGGCGAGCTCTACGCCAACCCGCAAGCCACCCAGACCAGTCTCGACGATATGTTCTTCGATGCGGAGGGCTGGTTGAACAGCGAAGTCGGCCGGGAATTCTCCGAGAAGGAGGGCTCCGCATTCCTGCTGGGCGATGGCGTCAACAAGCCCAAGGGCCTGTTGGCATATCCCTTCGCAGTGGCTGGCGACAAGACCCGTCCTTACGGCACTCTGCAGCGACTGGTAAGTGGCAACGCCGGCGCCCTCAACGGCGACAACCTCATTGACCTGGTGCAAGCGGTCAAGGCGGGCTATCGCCGTGCTGGCGTCTGGATGATGAACAACCTGACGGTCGCCTACGTCCGCAAGCTCAAGGACAGCGAGGGGAACTACCTGTGGCGCCCTGGCCTTGAAGTCGGCCAGCCCTCCAGCCTGCTCGGCTACGGCATTACCGAGAACGAGGACATGCCGGATATCGCGGCTGACGCGAATGCCCTAGCCTTCGGCGACTTCAAGCGGGCCTACACCATCGTGGACCGCATCGGCACCCGCGTTCTGCGCGACCCCTATACCAACAAGCCCTATGTCGGCTTCTACACCACCAAGCGCGTCGGCGGCATGCTCGTCGACTCCCAGGCGGTGAAGGTGCTGACCCTCTCGGCCGCGTAACGTAGGAGGGCCGGCGCTGGCCGGCCCTCCTTGGAGGACACTGCAATGCCCAAGATTCTGGTCGAAAAGGCGTTCCCGTTCTCTCCGGACGGCAACGTTGTCATAACCGTGGACGTCGGCGAGCAGGAGGTTTCCGACCGCGGCGCGCTGGTGGCAGTGGATCACCTGGGGGTCGCCACTCTCGTTGACGGTTCCAGCGGCGGATCTGACCTGAAGAAGCTGACCATGGCGGAACTGAAGGCCCTGCTGACTGCGAAGCGTATCCCCTTCGACAAGGGGGCCAATAAGGAAGCGCTCCTCGCGCTGGTCCCGAACGATGATTGACCTGAGCGTGGCGAAGGAGCATCTGCGGGTTCGCCACTCCCAGGACGATCAGTACATCCAGGGCCTGATCACGGATGCGGTGGAGGTGTTCAACGCTCGGACCAACCGGACCTTGCTGGCTCCGGATGATCCGCTTCCGGACCCCGTCGGAAACTCCATCCGCATGACGGGATCGATCCGCCGCGGCGCGCTGATGCTGATCGCGCACTGGTATTCGAACCGGGAGTCAGCAGTCATCGGAACCATTACGTCGGAGCTTCCGATGGCCACCCAATACCTCTGGGAGCCCTACCGCTGGATGAACTTGCGCTAGGGCAAACCGAAAGGAGAGCAACATGCAATTCAAAGCGATACAGCCGCTCTATCGCGGCGGCCGCCTGGTCCAGCCTGGCGAGCCGTTCGACACCACGCCCGAGGACGGTGAGCGCCTGGTAGCGAATGGCGAGGCCCTCGACCTGAGGTCGCGCAAAGCCCCTGCGAAATCGCCCAAGGGTTCCACCCAGGCCGAAGAGAAGTAGGGGGTAGCGATGCGTGCAGGACGGCTCGACACGCCGGCGGATCTGCTGGTGCTTGACGAAGACCTGGCGCCGCGATGCATCGACTGGATCTGGTGCGGCATTCAGACCAAGGAGAACGCGGAGCCGCCGTTTCCGGGTGGGCTGCGGAACCCGGCGAAGGTTGAGGTTCGGGCCTGGTGGGACGAGCGCATTCGGCAAGGACGCTACCTGCGCGCCGATGGGCGCCTCTTCCACATCGACAGCGCCCGCGACTTCACTGGTCGTCGGGCCGAACTGGCGATCACCGCAACAGAGCTGATCGGCGAGCCGGCGACATACCGGCCAGATGGCGCGCCGCCGCGAAACTGCCGGGTGTTTCTGAACTACGATGCGCCCTGGCTGGACGAGAACGGCCAGGCGACGGCCTACAGGATCCGCGCCGAGGTTGCGCTGATCGAGACGGGGAGGGTGCAGGTGGGCGATCTGCTTGAGGTGGATCGAGTGCGCTACTACGTCGTCGACTACGCCGACGGCACCGACGACGGCATTGTCCGCGGGCTCTGGCTGGAGCGTGTGCAATGAGGGCGCCCATCAGGCTGGTCGGCGTCGAGCAGGCGCAAGCGCGCCTCCGGGAAGCCGGCCGGCGCGTTGATCCAGTGATGCGCGGCGCGCTGAATACCACGGCGACGCAGACGAGGAAGCAGCGCTACAACGAACCGATGCGGCCCGCGTTCACCAGTGCCTTCGCCAACCGTCGGATCGTGATCAAGCGCGCGAGGGCGGGTCGGATGAACGCGAGGCTTATTCCGTCGTCGTCTGGCGTCAACGTCACGGCATACCGGCGCTGGATCTTCGAGCCAATCAACTCGACGCGGGCGAGGATTTATGTCGTCGGCCCGAACGGTCGGAAAGTTGCCGCAGGCTTCGTCAACCCATCGGGGCGGCTGCAGCGGCCGTTGTCTACCCGCAGTCAGCGGGCCAGGACGGCGCGGGGTCGTTCGCCCAATGTCACCAGCTACACCTATCGGCGCGCCCTGCAGGAAGCACAAGGCCCGTCGGTGGCGTACTGGTTCAGGCTGCTGACTACGGCGAAGACCATCCGCTGGACCAATGCGTTTCTGCGCCAAGAGTTCGAGCGGCGCATCCGCCGCGAGCTCGAAAAGGCCGTCTGAGGAAAACCAACCATGCGAACGAAAGCGAGCCAGGTCACACGCGACCTGCGGGCCCGCCTGGGCGAGATTCGCCCGGTAAACGGCTACCTGACGGACCTGCGGGCAGTTTACGGGCCGACAGATCGAGTGCCCGACAAAGCCAGCGGGCCTTACGCCCTTGTGCGAGTCGCGAGCGACGCGCGAACCGGAACGGCGGTACGCCAGGCGACCAGGCTCCGCACGTTCGAAGTCGAGGTTGTATTCCCGCGATCGGCGGAGGAACACGAACTCGATGACGTCCACGTCGACATTCTGCGCGCCCTTGGCTTCGGAGAAGACCAGCCGGAGCGCAAGTTCCCTGGGCTTGTGGAGGATATCGACGAGGCGGTGGCGCAGTTTGCCGAGTCCGGTCGCAACTTCCACACCCTGACCGCAACCATCGGCGTGATCTACGTCGAAACCTACAACTGATCGGCCAGGCCGAGGAGAAAACGATGCTCTACACCCAACTGTTCCGCGGCCCTACCTCGGTCGCGTCCTATCCCTCTTTCGTGTTCGAAGAGCTGTTCAAGCTTCAGACGACCAGCGCCGAACCGGAATCGACCGAGATCACCATCCCCGACCCGACGCGCCTCGGTCTGCCCGAACTCGATGGCGTAACGTCGACCACGGCGATCAACATCAACGGCGAGGCCGTCAACTTCTCCCCTCGCGCCGCCGGCACGATTCTCTATGGATCGGTCGAGCGCGTACCATCGGGAACTGTCGCCGACGAGGTGCATGACGCCTACGTCGACCGAATTATCCGCCTTGCGCACATTCCCCTCGAGGTCAGCAGCGTCACCGGATCCGGCGGCACGCCGACCTATGTGCGTGGCGTTGACTACGCCGTCACCCCCGGCGGCATCCGGCCTCTGCCGGGCGGTACGCTGGCCGACGCAATCAACGCGACCACTGCTCCGCCGGATGGCGGGTTGAAGCGTTTGCCGATCGAGGTCAGCTACACCTACCCGACTGTCGACCTGGTGAAGCCGTTCACCACCGGCCGCAAGTTCTACCGGGTGATGTTCGAGCAGACCAACGAAGCCGGCGACGGTGAGAAACGACGCATCACCTGCTTCTATGCGCGGATCAGCCTGAACGGCGGCCTGCCTCTGAACCAGGGCGCAGAGTTCGGCGTGATCCCTGTGCAGATTCGCCTCCTATCCGACCCGAACATCTACGACGTCGGCGAGGCCGCGATCTGGACTTGGGAAATCCAGAACACCGACGCGGCCTGATGGCCGTAGATCAACCGGCCCGCCCTGATGGCGGGCCTTTTCATTTGGGTGGCCCATGTCTGACCTCGGAATTCTGTTTCCCGAACCTGAAACCATCTACGTCAACGGAGCGCCGGTGATCGTGCGGCACGTCCGCCTCGCCGACTTCGAGTTGTTCGGGGATATCGCCAGTGACCTTCTCAAGGTTCTGAGCGATGGCACCGTTCCCGCCATCCTGCAGTTCGGCAAGACCGGTTCGGCCAAGCTGCGGAAGATCCTGCGCAGGACCACGAACCTCAGCCGCTGGCGCGTGTGGCGCCTACCGGTCGACGTGGCGATGCAGATCGTCATGCAGGTGATTCGGGTCAACGCCGCTTTTTTCGCCCGCGCCCAGCAAGCGGCAGTGACGACGCTGGCAACGCTGGTTGGGCAGCAGCAGTAACCAGCCTGGTTCGCGCGGGCTTCAGTCTCGACGAGGTTTCGCGCATGACGCTTCAACAGATCGAGGTGTTCCTCGAGCAGGTCGGCGAACAGGTCAAGCAAGACCGGCGCGACCACCTGCTGCTTCGCCGCGCGGCACGCGCGCCCCTGAAGGGGTTTAAACAGTTCCTGCAGGAGTTCGATCATGGCCGGTAGAGTGACCACGCAACTGATCGTCGAGGGGGTGAACCGCACCCGGCAGATGTTCAACGAGGTGAACCGCGACCTCAACGTGACGAACAAGGCGTTGGCCGCAAGCGGCAAGCTGCTCGCAGGCTATCTCACGTTCAGCGCGCTGGCCGCCGGGGTGAAGGCGGTAGCGAACACCGCCGACGCTTACCAGGCAATGAACGCCCGCCTGCGCCTGGCAACCGGATCCCAGGAAGAGTTCAACACCGCCCTCGAGGAGTTGCAGCGCATCGCCTACAACACCGGCCAGCCGGTTGAGGCGCTGATTACGCTGTACGGGCGGATCAGTCGCCCGCTCAAGGAAGCGGGCCGCACCCAGCAGGATATCCTCAAGGTCACCGAGGCTGTGTCGGCGTCGTTCCGCGTGTCGGGCGCCTCTGCGGTCGAGGCAGAGAACGGGGTGATCCAGTTCGGCCAGGCGCTGGGGGCTGGCGCGCTGCGCGGGGACGAGTTCAACAGCGTGGCCGAACAGGCGCCACGCCTGATGCAGGCTTTGGCCGACGGCATCGGTGTGCCGACCTCGGCACTTAAGGCGCTGGCGGCGGAGGGCAAGCTGACGGCGGCAGTGGTCACCGACGCGCTGATCGGGCAGTTGCCCAAGCTGCAGAGCGAACTCGCCTCGTTTGGTGACTCCGTCTCGAAGGAATGGACGGCGATCGAAGACACCATCCGCCGCGGCGTCGGCCAGGCGGACACCGGCCCGCTGATCGAGTCGCTGAAGGAGCTGAAGGAGGTACTTGCCGACCCGACGATCCAGGGCAACCTGACCACGCTGGCCAGCGCCCTGGTTCGCCTGGCCGCCGCAGCGGCTCAAGGTGGCTCGCTGTTCTCCGGCTTCGGAGAGGATCTGGGCTACCTGGCTGCACGGGTGACCGGGAACGTCACTGAGCTCGACAGGGTGAACAAGGAGATCCAGAAGTTGCAGGCCGCCGACGACGGCTTCGGCGTGGTCGACTTGTTCATGTCTGACGCGCAGATCAGCGAGCGCCTGGCAGCGTTCAAGAAGTACCGCGAGCAGTTGCTGGAAGAACAGACCGGCATGACGGCGGAGGCGCGCAAGGCGGCCGAGGAAGCCGCCGCCCAGGTCAAGGCGGTCGACGACGCACGGCAGCAAGCTGCGCTCTCGTCGGAGCGTGCGTACTCCGAAGCGCTGCGCCAAGTGCGTGACGGCCGGCTGAAGGCGGTGCAGGACTCTCTCAAAAAGCAGGAGGCGGCCGAGAAAGGCGCGCTGGCGGCGGTTGAGAAAGTTCGGAAGGATCGCCTGGCTATCGAGAAGCGCTACAGCGAAGCGATTGCCGGGCTACAAGCCGGCGTCGGCGGTGACCCGAGCTATGCATCTGCGCAGACCCTCAAGCAGTCCGCCGCCCAGGCGCTGCGCAAGGGCGATGCCGAGACGGCACAGGCGCAGGCGCAGAAGGCGCTCGAAATGCTCCAGCAACTGCAGGCGGCCGGAGAGAACACATACGGGTTCACCGGCTTCGCTAAGGAGCTCCAGGCCATCGAACTCGCCGCGAACGATCTGCAGCAGTCGCAGGCAGACGCGAAGCTCGACAGCATCCGCGCGCGGATCGCGGAGCTGTCCGATGCGGCGACCGCGCTCCAGGGCATCGAGATCTCGTTCAACCTTCCGCCGGAGGAGATCGAGGCGATCAAGGCACAGTTGCAAGCGCTGTCTGAAACGTCTGTCCTGATCCCTGTTCAACTGGTGCCCACCGGCGAAATGTCCGCCGTGAGCGGCACCACGCCACCAGTCAGTTTCCCCGGCTACGCGACCGGCACTAACAGCGCCGCGCCGGGCATTGCATGGGTCGGCGAGCGAGGTCCGGAACTGGTTGCGTTTGGTGGCGCGGAGAAGGTGTTCCCGAACAGCGTGTCGGCGCTTGCCAGCCGCTTGGCCGGGATGCGCGGTCTCGACGGGTTGTCGCCGGCCGCCGCCGAGGTCGCGACAGCGGCGCCGAGCTCAGGGCAACTCCCCAACCTGGGACGGATCGATCTGTCGTTCGGTGGCTCGACTGTCTCGGTCTTCGGGGATCAGCGATCGGTAAACGACATTCTGCGGCTGCAGGCGCTCAAGCGAGGCCGCACCGCACGTCCGTAGGAGAACGGCATGGATTACCCGGTTATTACGCTCGGCGGAGTACCCATCCCGCCAGAAGCCGGCGCGCCGGATCAGTCGATGGAGCCCTTGTTCGGTGCGACGGTCGTCAGGATGAGCGACGGTGCTGGCGTGAAGTTGACCCACTGGGACGGCAAGCTCTCCGGCACGTTGACCGGCTCGGGCCTTGTACCGGTCGGGCTCGACGCGCTCGACTACCGATCATCACTGGAGATGCAAGCGATCCAGCCGATCAGCATCGCCCAGGACTCTCCGGCGTTCACTCTGCCCAAGGCGCCGCGGATGGACAAGGAGCCGTGGGCGCTGGCGCTGGTTGAGGGGCGCTGGGTGCCGACGCCATGCGTGCGCGCAGGCCTGGTCGTGACCGTTACAGAGCGTCCGGCAGCGACGCTCTACATGGTCCAGTTCATGCCTCGCTTCAACGTGTTCGCGGACCCGCCGTCGACGTCGATGAACGCCGCGCACGGATGGACCCTGAACTGGCAGGAGGTTTGACATGCTGCTGAACGGCATGCCGTTGAACGCCGGCCCGCTGAACGGATTCGGCACGGCCGGCGGCGGAGATGGCCCTGTCGAGATCAAGCCTGGTCAGGCGTTTGCCTGGCGCCTGCGCCTACTCGTCGACGATGAGGATTGGACGGCAAGCCTCGTTGGGGCTGTTGAAGTCGACCGCGAGGAAGGCGCCTCTGGCACCGCTACGTTCACGCTGTACCTCGGCACTGACCCGGTTTCGCCGACGTCGTGGGTGGGGCGGGCGGTCACGATCCGCTACCTTTCCACTGCCGAGGGCGTGACCGCAGACGTGGTGAGATTCACCGGCCGCATCGCGGACCCGACGTTCGACGCGGTAGGGCGGACGCTGACTGCACGCTGCTCCGATCAGTTGCAGCAGCGCATCGAAGCGATGGAGATCGCGCAGATCGATGCGCTGGTCGGCGGTCAGTGGTCATCCGATGTGTTCGAGCCTGTTGATGGGCGATCGCGCTGGGACTACGCGCAAGAGCGGTTGACGACCGTGGCCTCGGCCCTGGATTGCGCGCCTACCGGCGAACTGCGTGTGTCCAGTCTGTTCTCGCAGCCTCCGGCGTTCGAGTTCGGCGCCGGGTCCACCGTCTACAACTCGGTTGAGGTCAGCCTCGGTGACCTGAGCTCGCAGACGAACAGGATCGAGATCGAGTTCGACTACCGATTCAGCCGGCTCTGGCAGCTCAACGCCTCGTATGGTTGGCAGCACCCCGGCACGGGGAACGCGGTCGGCGATGCAGGGTTTTGCAACTGGCGCGGCGATGACACCGAGTTACCTGATGTCGAGATGATCACCTCGGCGACCGAAAGCAGTGGTCAGACGTTGTTCTATGCCACCTGGTATCCACTGCCGCCAACCGGGGTCTACTGCAATCCGCCAGCGGCCTGGGTCAATAGTTTCACCGACCTGCTGTTGGGCGGAAACTGGATCGCTGGGAGGCGCTGGACGCAAGCCGTCACCGAGCGCTACCGGCTGGTCATGGAGGTTCAGCCGAGCGTGGCGGCGACCGGCCCGATTGTCGGTCGGCAGCGTGCCTCGTTCGAGATCGAGTCGGACAGGGCCGAGCGCTGGGAAAGCGAGCCGATCACCGGCGGCAGCACCGGCCACGACGACGAGAAGGATGGCAACCGGCGTTTGTCCGCGCTGAACTGCCTGCTCGCTCAGGGAGCAACGACGCTCATCGCAGCGCACCGTGGGACGACTGTGACGTGGGACGTGCCTACCAGCATGGTTTTACCGATCGACCTGGTGCATACGCTCCGCCTCGATGATCAGGGCGCGCGTGCGGTGGGCAAGTGTCGGCGCATTGTCGACCGGCTCGATCTCGCATCCGGAAGCGCCCTGACCACGATCTCTATCGCGGTGATGCGAGGCGGCGCTGGCGCCGCCGACCCCCTTGTTCCGCCGGCTGGCTCGTCTGATCCCGTCAGCCCACCGTCGGGTGGCGGTCAACTCTCGACGCAGCTTGGGGGCCGCAACGGAAGCCCCGCGTATGACGATGAGGCGGATGGTTTCTCGGGCAACTGGAGCAATCGCGATCCCGGCGCCGAACTGTTCCCGCGGCGCTTCTCGTTGACTGCAAACGATATTCCGGAGACCTACCGGGACGAACATGCGCCGGAGATCGCAGCCACTTACCGGGTAGCTGTACCTGATGACGTACTGGAGATGTAGCGATGGCGAGAGCATGGATCAACAACTGGAAGACGACGCTGAGCGCCGGCCTTTCGCCTGGCGTGTTAAGCCTGACGGTACCTGATGCTGCCGCCGCGCTGCTGCCGTTATCCGGAGGAAGCTGGGTGCTGTTGACGCTCGCAGATGACGCCGGTGTGCAGCATGAAATCGTGAAAGCAACCGCCAGCGCCGGTGGGGTGGTGACGATCGAGCGCGCCCAGGAAGGAACCTCCGACGGCAACTGGCCGGCGGGAACGGCGATCTATGCAGCCGTCACGGCCGGCGACCTCATGACGCTCCAGGCGCGCATCCAGGCTCTGGAGTCCGGGGCGTCTGGCGGCACCCTTGTCGACGAAGCCGGCGCAACGCTGGTCGACGACGCCGGCAACAACCTGATCATGGAGAACATTTGATGGCAACTGTTACGCACGTCCTGTCCGGCGCCGGCGAGCCGCTCGATCCGCCACCAAGCATCGGTGCTCACTACGTGAACACGAACAACGGCGCGCTATACCTGGCGAAGGGCACCGCGAGCGGTGCTGATTGGGTGAAGCTGGGTAGTGGCGGTGGCAGCGCTCCGAGCGAGGTGCTGCATGTCAATACCGATGGCCAGTTCCTTCTCGAGCCTCAACACTCATTTGTTGAGGCCCGTCTGTTCGCAATTCCCGAGCTCGGCACTGCAGCAATTGGAATCGATCCCAGCACATCCCGACAGTTCGACCTGAATGTCAGGACTGCGGGTCCGAGCGGGCAGCAACTGCAGATCAGAGTTACATCCGGCGAATTGCCCGGAGGGATGTCGATCGTTGGCACAACCAGGCAGTGGGCTGTTCAGGAGTCGTATGGCTTCTTGATCAATGCAAATGACCTCAACGGCGAAGTGTGGGCGCGCGTCTATTTCGATGCTGACGAGCTCACCCTTTCGATGCTGGTGTTCAGCGATGTGCCGAACGCGTAGGAGATAGCGCATGGCTCTATCAGACGAGCGCCGCGGCCTCGGCGCGAGGAACGAAGCGATCCGCCGCGCCGGCGGCCAACGGGTTGAAGCGGAGCGGCGTGGCGACCAGGGCTTGACCGCGGCACTCAACCGGCTGATCGAGCCGGAGCGTCAGGCACGCGCACTGCGCAAGATCGACCCGCGCGGCGCCCTGGATGCTGCGCGCGGCAGGGCCGACTACAACCCCGCCGGCAAGCAGATCGGCGGGGGCGGTGTGTCCTGGCCGCTGGCCGAGACCGACAAGTCGAAGCGCACGGTGGCCGACGAGGAGATCGTGAGCACCGATGGCCTGGTCGTCGTTGTGTTCAAGCGCGTCACCAGCTTCGAGATGCAGGATGGCGGCTCGAATATTGGCCGCATGGAGTTCAAGGCATGAATCAACTGATGCCCTGGGACGGCGAGGTCGTTCGCATGGGCTGGCCGTGGCACGGAAAGATCCGCCAGCCGAACAATGATCTGGCCGGCTACGTCACCCTGCCGAACGGGGCGACGCGCCCAGCGATCGCGTACTACGGCAACTGGCCGATGAATCACACGCATCTGTTCGACATGGGCCTACCTGACCAGAGCGACCCGCAGGTCGAGGAGCAGGGCGGGAAGTGGTGGGGGCGAACGATCCTCCGAGGCGGAGGCAACTACGACTATCAGTTGTACTACGGCGGCTCGACGACCTCGGCCGAAGGGCAGTCCTATACAGGCGACGCCCCATTCAGGGGGCTCCCCCTCTGGTGGTCTAGCGACGAGGAGCCGCGGCGCCCGCTGTATGTGGATATCTACCTCAATGTGGAGCAGGGCAGCTACTACCTCGATTTTTGGACAAAGGGCGGAACTATTCACGCCCTTCGGAAGAAGATAACGCTTGAGGATGTTGGGCAGGGCGCAGGACAGCCGGAGTGTGCGGTAAAAGATCTGCTCGGGAGCAACTTCGACTACTGGTTTTTTGGTGAAAACGTCAAGTTAGACTACCTGAAGCTGCTCGGGGTCTACCGAAATCGGTTGCTGCTGGGGGTTGTGGTGACACAGGGTGACGGGATGCGGCAGATTGACCCACCGCCCGGAACGTCGGTGGTCAGCGGATCGTCCCCGTCTGGAGCCCCTCAGGGGTTGTATGGTCTCGTCGAGGTGACCATTGCCCCGGATATCCGAGATCCAGAGGCGGATCACAGTCAGACGGTCACAATAGACGTGATCGAGAATCGCCAGGCCGCGCTCGGTAATCCGGTTCATCAGGTGACCGACGAGAGCAGTCAGCCGGGCGATCCCATCGAAACCACGCTCTATCGAGAGGAATGGAACCAGACCTCCGGGTTGCTGACCGCCTGGTATGACGCCCAGGGAAACATCCAGACCGCGCGCTACAACCGACGCCACTATGCGCTTAAGGAGTACCGCAACGAGCCCGGCGTGACGACAAGAACAGCGACGGAGCGAAGCAGCGAGGTTGCGCTGTTGAGCGGCTCCGGATCAGTTGTCGACAGCACTGTACTGACAGAGCAGTTCGAGGCGATCTACATCCCAGGGACAGGACTGCAGATCACGCGGACGGTGAAGTGTACGGGGGAGCCGGATGACGTCACGACCTATACCGACCCAGACCATACGGGTGGGCCGGTGGTCACCCCGCCGACGACGACATTCCCCCCGGGCATGCATATCGTCAACACCGTTGCGACCTATCAGTGGCTGGTGAATGACGAGAACATGCTGGCCAACCAAGACCAGCACCAAGTGTGGCTCGCCGCGTTGAGCAACAACAGCGCAGCCATCTGCCACATCCGCGATCCGTTCGACTATCCCGAGGGGCAGACCACAACAACCGTCAGCGTTCGCCAGGGGCCGGCCGTGCGCCTCGGCGGCGTGACCTCTGGAACGGTTACCGACACCCTGACCAAGAGTAAGCCCGCGCATGAGTACCGGCGCGGATTTTTCTGGGAGCCAGCCGACCGCTGGGTGCGAGCCAGTTGCAACCCGATCACCGGAGAGCTCTCTCGCGGCCCGGAGTGCATCCAGTACCTGACCAGTTGGGTATAGCCCCTCCTACTACTTCAAGGAGAAGCCGCATGACGCCGGCCTGTGTACCCCTGCGCATTGAAAAAGGGGCGACGTTCCGCGACACGATGCGGATCATGCAACCGAGCCTTGTCTACCGGCCGATCACCCAGATCGCGTCGACCGCTCCCGTCCGGCTGACCATCCCCGGCCACGGGTTGCCCGACACCTGGTTAGCCTGGATCGATGGCGTCCAGGGCATGCCCGAACTGAACCGCACCCGGCTTCGGCAACTGCCTCACCGGGTCGCGTCCATCGACGACGACATGATCGAGATCAACTTGCTGTCAGCCGCTGGCCTTGCGCCTGTGGGCGGGCAACTGATCTACCAGCCACCTGTTGACCTGGCTGGCGCCGAGGTACGGATGCAGATCCGCGATGCGCCAGGTGGGACGGTGCTGCTGACGCTGGCGCTCGGCTCTGGCCTGGAGCTCGCTGGCGCCGGAACGATCTCGCGCGAGATATCGGCCTCCGATACCGCGGCGTTGGCATGGGCGTCGGCGGTCTACGACGTGGACGTGACCTACCCGGATGGAACGGTCCATCGCTACTACAGCGGGCCGATCACTGTGAGCCGTGGGGGAGGGTGCGATGGATGACGCCGCCGAGCCCTGGGCGCTGGCGATCGAGGTCGATAGCGAGCCGCTGGTGCTCAGCGAGATGCAGGAATACGCGGTCACCGTGACGCCGCCGGCCGATGTGCTGGTCGTTGTGGCTGGTGATCAGGGGCCGCCCGGCAAGGACGGCGTAGATGGCGCCCAGTGGGCACAAAGCGAGTGGTGAACATGGCTCAGATTCAATTTTTCAAGGTTGCGACGCTGCCCGGCACGCTGCAGCCGGACAGTTTCTACTTCGTCGAGAACGGCAGCTACTCGGAGTCCTACCTGACGAACAGCGCGGGAGTGGCGCGCTCGATCGGCAACAGCGCGATGATCAACGCGCTGATCAGCGATGCGCTGGCCAGCCTGCCCGGCACAGGCGCGCCGATCCTGTTCGTAGCCGATATCGCTGCACGCGATGCCCTGGAGCCTGAGGGCGCAATCTTCGTCCTGGTTCAGGATGCGAGCGCGGACCCGACAGTCGAATCCGGAGCTGCGCTGTACGCATGGAACCCTGCGACCAGCGCCTGGCTGAAGGTGGCCGAGTATGAGTCGATGGACGTCGAGCTCAACTGGGACGCGATCAACGGGCGCCCGACGTCGACGCCGGCGCAGATCGACACTGCTGTTTCCCAGGCGCACACGCACGCGAACAAGTCGGCGCTGGACAAGTTCAGCGAGGATGGCGGCCTGGTTCGGTTCGGCGGGCAGCCGATTCCGGCGGAGTGGAACGGGGCGGCCTGGTAAATGGCCGTCCTCCAGACCCACAAGGTCGTCGCGCAACTGCCTGCCGCGCTGGAGCCGAACGCGATTTACTTCGTCCGACGCGGCACCGGCTACGACCAGTTCGTCACCAACGGCGCCGGGGTGGTGGTGGCCTATCCGATGAACGTCCGCATCCCAGCGGCTGTTCCTGGGTATCTCGCCGACGGCTCTATGTTGCGGCTCGCCATGAACCCAGACGGCCAATTGCCGGCGTACACCGCCGCCGGCGCTCAACTCAACATCCAGGTGCTGTTCAATGGCTGATATACGCCCGACGAAACTCCAGGCCGACGGCAACGGCTACGGCAGCCTCCGCGAGTTCTCCGATGGCGACACGGTGCCGGTAGCACTCGGCGGAACAGGAGCAGCAACCGCCGCTGGTGCGCGCACGTCCCTTGGGCTTGGGAGTGCTGCAGTTAGACATGCCCTGGGTTCAACTGGGGCTTTGTACTCGCGAGACAGCATTCTCGGCGCCGTTTCGCAGTCGAGCGGCGTACCGACCGGTGCGGTGATTGATCGCGGGAGTAACGCGAACGGGGAGTATGTGCGGTTCGCGGATGGGACGCAGATTTGTTGGACGAACACTCTCACATTCACCGCTGGGGTCTCATCAGTCGGTGCGAACTGGTCGTATCCGGCGAGCTTTAGTTCCTCGTCCCCCATCGCTGGGGCTGTCTCCGCTTCTGGTGCTGGTGGAGACTATGACTCTGGCGTGTCGGCGAGAAACCAGGGAGCGACCTACTTCAATCCATCCGCGGGTACGGCTGGGGTGGGGTTCTTCTGCATATCGTCGGCATCATTCACGTCAGGCGCTCAGACTAGGAATAACAGGGTCGTCGCCATCGGGAGGTGGTTCTGATGATCATCAAGTTGTCACCGTACGCACCACTGCCAGGCAGCGACGAGCGCCTGTCGCTGAGCAGGGCTGGCGAAGTGCTCACCGTGAACGGTCAGCCGTTCGACTTCACACCTCTACAGGAGGGCGGTGAACTGCCGGCTGAGGCGATTGGATCGGAGTGGTTCGCTGGTTCCGTAGTGCGACGGAATGGCCGGCTGGAGCTGAGCCTGCGGTTCCCGCTTGCTGATGATGCCAGTGCCGCCGCTCGCTTCCCTGAACCGTTGCTGATCGAGGCTGATGGACCTGTGGAGTTACCGCGATGATCGACTGGAGCAAGGTAAAGACCGCTGAACAGCAGGCGCAAGAACGCTGGCAGGCTGAGTACGATGCCGCAACCTCGGCGCGGGCGAATGCCTACCGCCTGGAGAGTGACCCGCTCAAGACCGAGGCCGAGTTCGACGCTATCAAGGCCGGTGTGGAACCGAACTACTCTGCCTGGGTCGCGAAGGTCGAGGAGATCAAGGCCAGGTATCCGCTGCCGGAGGCGGGCGGCGTGTAGACTACCCATTTTGAATGGGAGCATGGCCGTGCTGGTGGTGAGACTCAAGAAAGGGTGGACGCTGAAGCTTGATCGGAAGGTGAACGATGCGAATCGGGCGGGGGTTTGGTCGTTCCATTGCTCCGAGAGCACGTTCGTGCCTGGCATGGATAGCTTGCTGCGGCATGCTGCCATTCGTCCGGCTGAGCCGGCTGAAGGGAAGAGCACCGAGGTAGAGGTGGCCATCTGTCGGCCTGGTGATCCGGAGGAGAAGTGGATTCCGGTTGGGAAGGGCGTGGCGGTCTATGAGGCCTAGCGCTGATGGGGGCAAACGCTCACCCAGGTATGAAAAGCCCCGCCTAAGCGGGGCTGAAGTCTAGTTAGGCGCACTCTTTGCTGTGCCAGTGGCCTTCAAATTCCAAGTTGAGCTTATAAAGCTCGTGATCAAGCTCATTGATCTTGTCGATTGAAGCCATCAGATCAGCTTCTCCCGTCTTCGCCTCAAGGTAGAGGCCACGAAGGTAGCGATCATGGACCAGAGGCACTTTGTCGTTCTTCTCCCAAAGAGCCACTGCTTGTCCAGTCATCCCCACAATAGCTGCCAAACGGTCTTGAGAAAGACCAAGCTCTTTCCTCAAGAACCTAAATTCGGCACCGCTAAGCGGGGTCGGCTTTTCAGCAACCATTTTTCCTATCACATCGTGTAGCCCCTTCACGTCCTTGATGGCAACGGCTTCACCATAAGCGGTATCCTTCACCACGAAGCCGTTGCGGAGCCACACATTGGGCAATCCGCATTCAACGTAGTGGTACAT